AATACGGCATGTTGATGTTGAGGGTTCTGATGTGATTTGGGCGAATAAGCACTTAGATCCAACTCCATGGGAACATATTGATGTTATTGCCAATGTATATAATAGATTGGTTATCTGGGATGGACACTGCCCACATGCTGCTTCTAAATACTTTGGATATGACAAATATAACTCTAGATTGTTTCATATGTTCTTTTTCGATACAGAATAATGAAGACCTTTAAAGAGTTCCAAGAGTCTTGGTCTAATAAATATAAAAAGAGTATTGATTGTTCTAATCCAAAAGGATTTTCTCAAAAGGCACATTGTGCTGCAAGAGCAAAAAGAGCAAGAGGTGAGGCAACTAAATCGAAACCAGTTACATGAAAAAATATTGCCGTCTTTGCAAAAAGAAAGAACATAGAGAAGAGTGTGGATACGGTCCCAAAATGTGGGATAAGTATTCGGTAGATGATGCTTCTGAAAAGGAGCAAGAATCTGCTGCTAAAGAATCTGGTATTATTGATGAAGCGAACAAGAGTGGTGATTCTTCTCTGCGTGACTGGTTTAGCAAGAGTCGTGCTTCTGATGGCACCCCTGGTTGGGTTCAACTGGGTGGCAAATATGCAGGAAAACCCTGTGCCAAACAACCTGGACAAACAACAAAACCAAAGTGCGGTTCCAGTAAGATGAAGCGTAACCTTGATAAAGGTGAAGAAGAAGCGGCATTCCGCCGTAAAAATCGTAAAGATCCAAATCCAGATAGAAAAGGTAAAGCAATTAACGTGGCTACTGAAGAAACTACTCTGGATGAAAAGTGTTGGCAAGGTTATTCTCAAAAGGGCATGAAAAAGAAAGGAAATAAAGTGGTTCCTAACTGCGTTCCTGTCGGTGAAGAGAAGCAAGATCATGAATACTCAATGGCTCGTTCTGAATTAAAAACTCTAAAAAACGCTGCTAAAAGATTGGAGAAGAAAATGGGCAAGAAAGGTGAGGGAAATCTTGAAGCCTGGGTTCAATCCAAAATCACAAAAGCAGCAGATTACATCGATACAGCAGCAGACTATGTAACTAATGAAGCTGCTGGAGAAAAAGATGCCTGCTACCAAAAAGTAAAATCACGTTACAAAGTTTGGCCAAGTGCATATGCGTCGGGAGCATTGGTCAAATGCCGTAAGGTTGGTGCAAAAAATTGGGGTAGCAAATCCAAAAACGAATCAGTAACAATCGAAAATGCTTCTGGAAAAACATTCGCAGAGTTTATTGATATCGTAAAACCAGAACCACTTCAACCAACACAAGGTCTTGGTAGTGATCTTATTGGTGAAGCAGGTGACTATTGGCATCCCGATCCCAAAAAGGATGCTCAAATTAGTGGTGCAGGCAACAAAGCCCGTGCCCGTGAAGATCGTGCAGGCGCATCAAAACCTATTGTCAAAAAAGAAGATCCCAAAAAACTGCGTAAGGGAGAATCTTACTATGATTGGGCCAAACGCCAAAAATCATCAAAATCATCTGCACCTAAACCCAAAGAGCGTAAGCGTGATAAAATAGGTCGTGCTTTAGGCAAAGCACTTGATCGTGTTGCTGGTATTAAAACTGAAGAATTTGAAATTTCAGAAGCAGTAAGAATTCCAGCAAAAACTGGTAATATTATCATTACTCTGGTAAATTGGAGAGGCAAACTTTATGAACTCAGATTATTTTTCCCTCAGGTCAAACTTCCCACAAGACAAGAAGTTCAAGACCAGATTGTAAAAGTATATCCTGGCGCAAGATTGCAAAATTTCCGAGTATCTACGTATGACCCAGGACAACAAATCATCAGAGTCTCAGAACAAACAGACGAAGACGGAGAAGGAGTTACGGAAAATTATGAACTTAACACGACAACATCAGGAGAAGATGTTGTGGATTCCGAAGGGCCACAGATAGAAGAAGATTGGCAAAAAGTAAATAGACAAGATAAAACCGATGGATTAAGTTCTGCTGCTGTAAAAGCATATCGCAGAGAAAATCCAGGTTCTAAACTGAAGACTGCTGTCACTAAGAAACCATCAGAACTTAAAGCGGGTTCTAAGGATGCTAAGCGTCGTAAGTCATTCTGCTCAAGAATGAGTGGTATGAAGAAGCGTCTCACTTCTGCTAAAACTGCTAGAGATCCAGATAGCAGAATCAATAAAGCTCTCCGTCGTTGGAACTGTAACTAAAATGAAATCATTTCAACAATTCATGTCAGAGTCAGTTAATATTGCTGGCAACTTTAACGGAACACTTATTGTTAACGGTTCCGAAACAACTGGAGAAATGGCAGAAGAGTATCTTGCCGATGTTATGTGGATGGGTAGCATCTATAGAATGAAACTTGAGAAGAAGGAGTCTCTGAGACTTCCAACAACTCAAGAGTTAGCAGAACAACTCCAGGCAGAATATCCTGGAGCGATTGTTCAAAGAATCTATCCCGTTGAACCAAAACCAACAGTAAAAATCGCAGACGTAAAAAGGTATCATCCAGGAAAATTAGAGTGGGTATAAATTATGGCTCAGTGGAATAAGACTACACAAGATTATTTAAATCAAGAAAGAAGTCTGTTTGAAGTATACATGTGTGCCGATAGATACGGCAACATCGACGGATGTAATGGTACTGCAAGTGGAAGTGGTGCATTTGGAGAACAAATTGTATCTCAAATCACTCCAGTATTTCAACTTGACGGTTTGTATGGTTTAAACTCAGATAGATTTGAACTCTACTCATTTGGTACTGGTAGCACTAGTGATGCTAATAATTTGATGACTGCATCATCAGGAACTGGTGCTTATGGTTATGGGGTTGTTCGTTCTAAAAGATCTGTAAGATATCGTCCAGGACAAGGTGCTCTAGCAAGATTCACAGCACAGTTTTCTGGTATCGCAACAGGATATACACAAAGAGCAGGTTTCTTTTCACAAGAACAAGCACTTCAAGTTGGATATAGCACTGAAGGAAGATTTGGTATTCTTCGTGAGAATGGTGGTAAGGCACATATTCATAGATTTGCTGTTACAACTCCAGCAAGTGGCACAGAAAACATTACAGTCACTCTCGCAGGAACTGCAACAACAGTAAGTATTGGTGCAGGAACATCAACACAAAACGCAACTGGAATCGGAACTAATACTTTTTCTGGTTGGATTGCCGACTACAAAAATGGGTATATTGATTTCTTAGCTACAAGTGTTGGACCAAAAACTGGAACTTTTTCTATTGCAAGTTCTGGAACACTTGTAGCAACATCAACGACTTCACAAGCAGGTGTCGCACACTCCAGTAACTGGACTTATCAGGAAGATTGGAACTTTGATACTATGACTGGTGTTGGTGGTACTACAAATCCATCAGGAGTTACATTAGATCCAACCAAACTGAATGTATACCAAATCAACTTCCGTTGGTTGGGTGCTGGAGAAATGAGATTTGCAGTTGAAAATCCAAACACTGGTGATATGATGCCTATTCATCATATTCATTATACAAACAGGAATAATACCGTTCACTTGGATAACCCATCACTCAAGCTTGGATATGTCGCTGCTAACTTAGATGGAAATACTGGTGCTGGCGTAACAGTATCTGGAGCATCTATGATGGGTGCGATTGAGGGTGTCATCAATACAACGACACTTCCAATCGGTGCCTTTAGAACAAAAACTGGTGGAATGAATGCTACTGGTACAAAATTCCACCTGCTTACTGTTAAGGGTGGTATGATTGTTAATAATAAAATTAATACAAGAGAACTTATAGTAAAGAAAATTAGTGCTCTAACAACATCGGCAGGAACAGCACCCTGTTTCGTTTATGTGTATATTGATCCAATAACCGCAGATCCTTTAGATTTCACACCTCTTGGAAATGCTTCTTCATATTCAACAACTGATACAACAATCACTGGTGGAGATCCAGCAGCAGTATATTGTGTCACATCAGGTGCTCCAGAAACAATTGATCTTGATGCGTTGAGAATTGTTTTACCACCACAAAGACAATTCACGCTGGCAATTTCTTCCAGTGCTGTTCTACAAAATGCAGATGCTGCAATAACATTTATTGAGGATTGATTTTTTATGAGTGAAGTATATCTTGGTAATCCTAATCTAAAAAAAGCAAACACTTCTATTGAATTTACTCAAGAGCAAATTCTTGAGTTTGTGAAGTGTAAAGAAGACCCCGTTTATTTTGCAAATAACTATATCAAGATTGTTTCTCTCGATGAGGGTCTGACTCAGTTTCATCCATATCACTTCCAAGAGAAGTTAATTAACAATTTCCATGAAAATAGATTCAACATCTGCAAGATGCCTCGTCAGACAGGCAAATCTACAACTGTCGTATCTTACCTGCTCCACTATGCAGTTTTTAACGATAGCGTTAATATTGGTATCCTCGCTAACAAAGCAGCAACGGCAAGAGAACTGCTGAGTAGGTTACAAACTGCATACGAAAACCTTCCCAAGTGGATGCAACAAGGTATCATATCATGGAACAAAGGATCTTTGGAGTTGGAAAATGGCAGTAAGATATTGGCAGCTTCTACGTCTGCAAGTGCTGTCCGAGGTATGTCATTTAACATCCTCTTTCTCGACGAGTTCGCGT